ATATGGCGTAGAGGTAGGAAACCTTATGGATCGCAAGAAAGCGGGCTATATTCGCTATAACAGCGCAAATTGGCAGAACGGGTTTGCTATACTTGAGGCCGAGGGTAAGACGCTAACACCCACGTTAGTGCCTATCGATCCAAAGGACGGCTCATTTACAGCACTCGGCAGGTATTACCGCTAAATCGTTACCTAATCGTTATACAAAAAAGCCTTAAAACAATCCACAAAGTCGTACACAGGTGCAATACTTGGGCTATGCCGTGAAACGCAGTAACGGTATAGACGGGCTACAGATGAAAATACAGATTGATATGAAGGCCGCTGACTTTGAGCAGCTATGGCTAAACTCAATGGAATGGAACGGTCAAGACTGGGATAAACAGGTGGATCGATTTGAACCTGCTCCATTGCTAACTTGGAAATACGCCTACTGGTTTAACAGTTATGCGGCACTAAAAATGGCCCAGGGGTTTATAAGCGCCGTGGGATCTAATCACGCTATACACAGCGATGAAGCTACAGGCGACTGGGTTATGCTGACTAACTATGCAAGCCCGTGTCACCTACGTAAAGTATCGGTGAGCGCATGAAACTTGAACTGGCTATCTATTTATTTATTGGTTTAAGTATGGCCTACTGGGCACTGTTAGTGCGTATTGATGATTTAAAACAAACCCATTATTGGCATGGCCGTAAAGATGGGTGGGATATGCACCGCAGAATGATCCAAAACAAGATCAAAACCGATGAGGTCTTTGACTATGACAAAAACTGAGCAGCTATTCGCTAATGTCATCGATACCCTGCATCGTCGAGGTGCTAATTATGGCCACCCGTTTGCAAATCATAAGAGAATCGCAGAACTCTGGTCGGCTTACTTGGGCTATCCAATCCAGCCAAACGAGGTGGCAATTCTCATGTGCCTGGTCAAAATTAGCAGGCAAGCTGAAGATCCAGGAGTCGCTGACAATTACACCGATGCGCTTGGATATATTGCAATTGCAAAAACAATAACAGAAGCTATGCAAGATGAGGATGGGGTGTGGCTAGATGGCATTTAATTTAGCAGATTATGAAACAGTCGAGAGCCGACTAGAGAAGTTTTGGAAGGAGTATCCAGATGGAAGATTATCTACAAAGATCGAGCAGGCCACAGACACTAGATACATTGTTAGTGCTCAACTATTTAAGACGGAAGCCGATCCCCAAGCGTGGGCGACTGGCCTTGCTAGTGAAAGCATTAGTGATCGGGGTGTCAATTCAACTTCTGCATTGGAGAATGCTGAGACTTCAGCGATCGGCCGAGCGCTTGCGAACGCAGGTTATGCAGCTAAGGGTAAAAGGGCTAGTCGGGAAGAAATGACAAAGGTTGTAAACTACTCACCGCCGGGCAGTCGGGCTAGGGCGGTTGAAGAGGTTCTGCGTCAATCGTTTACGGTAGATAACAAGCTAGAAAACCCAGTGCAGTGGGCCGTAGATGAGTTTAAACCGCCCAGTAAGCCTAATCCTCCGCAAGTATGCTGCGATCAGGGCCATACGCTCCGCACAGGTGTAACTAAAACTACCAATAAGCCTTATTACGGTTACGTGTGCGCAGGTGGCAATAAAGAACACGCAGTCTGGGCAAAGCAAGACCCGACTGGCGCTTGGTACTTTCCACAAGATGTAGAAGATGGGAAAGGAGGCGAATAATGGGATACGTTGAAATCAAAAATGGATCAGGATTCACGTTGCGACTCGAAAACGACAAGCGAACCCTGACACCATCGGTAGACCGTTGCGTTAGCTGTAATGATGATCGGCTAATACAAGACGGAGTTTATTTGGTATGTACTCAATGCCATTGCAGGCAATAGGTAGATTACCATGAAACACGCTCGGTTCAAATGTAACGGGTGTAAACGTGACACCGAGTTTCTTTGGCTTGAAAACTTTGGCACACCTGAAGGTTTTAAAGCCTACCAATGTATGGACTGTGGGTGTGTTGGAGTTAAAAATATCGCCGAGGCGGTTACTATTCCTGACTCGGACATAATCCGATGCGTTAAGTGTGGTAGTTGGAAGTTTATAACCGTGGTCTGCCACACTTGCGTACTAGTCAAGGAGAAATAATGCCTACAGGTAGACGCAATTCAGGTGGAGACGATTATTACACCTCGCAGTGGATATTTGATGGCCTGGGTTTAGAGTTTGATTTAGACCCGTGCTCACCCATAGTTGGTGGTGTAGTACCAGCTAAAACTAAATATACGATTGAAGATGATGGCCTAGCTCAGGATTGGTTTGGACTAGTTTGGATGAACCCGCCATATTCAAAACCAACGCCCTGGGTAGATAGGTTCTTAGCTCATTCGAACGGTGTGGCCCTTGTGCCTTTTACCAACGGTAGATGGTGGTTTAACTTATGGAATCACGCCGAGGCTATTATGCCTATTGCCTATAATCACAAGTTTGATCGGGCCGATGGTAGTCGAAAAACAATAACCTTCAACACCGCTTTGTATGGTATTGGCGAGGCTGCCGTAGCTGCTATTAAAAGGTTTAACTTGCATAGGATTAGATAATGCAATTTACGCCACGCCGTGTGACCTGCGATTATGCTGAAGGGCTTGCCTCGTAATGGTACGCTCTAGTTCGCATTCGCCCTCAAGGCGAAAAGGCGAGCCCCGTAGGGGATGGCTCGCAAGGTGCACGCTAGTTGGGTGCGCTGTATTTGTAGCACAAATATTAAGCCTTGAAAGAGCAGATTCCGCTTCTTATTATAAGCAGTATGCATATATAGAACTTAATTACAATATAGAGCAGTTTGATTGCTTAAATGCTTTATACCATCACGAGTCTAGATGGTCACCAACAGCTAAGAACGGTAGTCATTACGGCATACCTCAAGGCAGGTCTAAGTACTTACAAACAGCTACGCCTTATCAGCAAATACGTTGGGGTCTTAAATACATTGCTAACCGTTACGGTGTAGTAGAGGGTGTGCCTAATGCTTGCGGTGCTTATAATCATTGGAAGTTAAAGCGATGGCATTAAATAAGAAAGCCAAACACCAGCGTGCTATGGGTAGCACCCAGTGGAAGAAGCTACGTTTAACCGTGTTAGACCGTGATGGCAGGATCTGCTACGCCTGTGGGGGTGAGGCTAATGAGGTAGACCATATATGGCCACGAGCTAAGGGCGGTGATATGTTTGATCCATTGAACTGTGCGGCTATCTGCCGTGCGTGTAACCTAGCCAAAGGCGACCGTTTTTTTAGCCCCAGGGCGACCCCCCCTGTCTTTCAAGGCCCATCTCTCCCTAGTACGGTAAGTTCAGTGCCAGAATCACCATTCATACGACCAGAAGGGCTACAAAGCGATGAATAACGATGCAGAAGTAATACCTATCAAACGGGGGCTAGGGTTGATTGGTAGTACGCAGCCTAGAATCCACACGCCCTTATTAAAGACCGCAAGCAAGGCGCAAGAGGTAGCGGACTTAGCTGAGAAGATAAACCTGCCGCTTATTCCCTGGCAACGCTGGGTGCTAGATGATCTGCTGTCGGTAGATGCAAGCGGAGCGTTTCTAAAGAAGTCGGCCCTCGTTTTGGTCGCAAGACAGAATGGAAAGACTCACCTAGCTCGTATGCTCATATTAAGCCATCTATTCTTATGGGGCTCTAAAAATGTACTTGGTATGTCCTCTAATAGAAATATGGCGCTAGATACCTTTAGGCAAGTCGCTTATACGATAGAAGATAACGATTTCTTATCTAAACAAGTACGCCAGATCCGATTGGCTAACGGCCAGGAGTCTATTGCGCTATTAAATGGCGCTAGGTATGAAATTGCAGCAGCTACTAGAGATGCGCCACGTGGTAAGACCGCAGATTTCTTGTATCTTGACGAGTTGCGAGAATGGTCTGAGGAAGCCTTTACGGCAGCGCTACCTGTTACACGAGCTAGGCCCAATGCCATGACTTTAATGACAAGTAATGCGGGCGATGGCTTTAGCACCGTGCTAAACGATCTAAAAGAACGTTGTATGTCCTACCCACCAGCCAATTTAGGTTATTATGAGTACAGCGCACCACAACATTGCAAGATACACGACCGTAAAGCCTGGACTATGGCAAATCCAGCCCTGGGACATTTAATAACCGAGCAGACATTAGAAGAGTCGGTCAATACTAACAGCATTGAGGCTACTCGCACCGAGATGCTTTGCCAGTGGGTTGATAGCGCCGTAAGCCCCTGGGTTTATGGATCAATTGAGGCTTGTAGTGATAGCAATCTAGAAATACCTGTAGGCCCAGCGACCATTATGGCATTTGATATTGCGCCCACACGAAGATCAGGCGCTTTAGTAATGGGCCAGATGAAAGACGGCAAGATAGCGGTTGGCTTAGCCCAATTATGGAGCAGCGAAGTAGCTGTTGATGAAACCAAAATGGCTAGCGATATAAATGAATGGGCACGCAAGTATCACCCAACATTAATCTGCTATGACAAATACGCAACACAAAGTTTAGCGACCAAACTAGAGCAAAGCGGTTGGAGAATGCAGGACATATCGGGTCAGGCGTTTTACCAGGCGTGTTCTGACTTATCTGACGCAATGGCTAACGGGCGACTGGTGCATTCCGGCCAGGCGGATCTAGTACAACATTTAAATAATTGCGCAGCTAAAACAAACGATGCTGGCTGGAGGATAATTCGTAGAAAAAGCGCTGGCGATGTCACAGCCGCTATTAGTTTGGCAATGGTGGCGACAGAATTAACTAAGCCACAAAGAACCGCACAAATCATTGTCTAATTTGCACTAATTGTCCATTTTAGGTATATTATGTGTATATGGGTCTATTGTCCGCTTTACGCATAACTAAAAATAAAGAATCCGTTCAAGCGCAATACGCCCCAGCAATTATGGACACGGCTTATGGCTATGGTTCATTTACAACTGGTGTTGGTAATTTCCCTGGCGGCCTTGATCGCAATTTTGCAATGCAAGTGCCCGCAGTTAGCCGTTGCAGAAACCTTATAGCTGGTGTAGTTTCTTATCTGCCACTTGAACTTTACAAAAAGTCAACTGGTGGGAGGTTGGCAAGTCCTCTCTGGTTAGAGCAGCCAGACTATCGGCAACCACGATCCGTCACTATCAGCTGGACTGTCGATAGCCTGCTGTTTTACGGAGTAGCTTACTGGCGAGTTACAGAATTATATGCTGATGATTTAAGACCATCACGATTTGAGTGGGTCGCTAATAATCGAGTTACATTTACTTCAAATAGATTTGGCACAGAGGTTGAAAAATATTATGTAGATGGCGTTGATGCCCCTATGACTGGTATTGGCTCTCTTATTACGTTCCAGGGCCTAACTCAAGGCGTATTACAAACCGCTGCCCGCACAATACAGTCCGCATTGGATATAGAAAAAGCAGCAGCTGTATCTGCGGCAACTCCTATGCCGAGTGGTTACATTAAAAACACGGGTGCGGATTTACCAGAGCAACAAGTATCTGGATTGCTAGCGCAATGGAAGCAAAGCAGACAAAACAGATCAACTGCATATTTGACTAGCACATTATCTTACGAAACCACAGGATTTAGCCCTAAAGAAATGATGTACAACGAGGCGCAGCAGTACTTAGCAACTCAAGTGGCCAGGGCGATGAACGTACCCGCTTATTATATTTCAGCAGATATGAATAATAGTATGACTTATCAAAACATCATTGATGGCCGTAAAGAATTTGTTGCTTACTCATTACAACCATTCATTTGTGCCATTGAGGACAGGCTCAGCATGGATGATATTACGCCAAGAGGCCACGTTGTTAAATTCGCTATCGAGGAGTCGTTTTTAAGAGCAGATACCCTCAAGCGTTTAGAGGCAATAGAGAAAATGTTAAGTCTAGGTTTAATTGATGTTGAACAAGCTAAAGAAATGGAAAATATGACCCCAAATGGAAATGAGGACACTGATGTTACTTACGTTCAGTAGCCATATAGAAAGCGCAGACGGCGAGCGTAGAGTAATCGCTGGCAAAATTGTCCCCTTTGAAGAGGTAGGCAATACCTCGGTTGGAAAAGTGGTATTTGCTAAAAATTCTATTGAGATCGGCGACCCAGGCAAAGTTAAAATGCTTATGCAGCACAGCCCAGAACGCCCGATCGGCAGAATGCAAAAATTTAACGAAGAAGAAGACGGCATTTACGCTAGCTTCAAAATTAGCGCCAGCATGCAAGGGCAAGACGCATTAATACTTGCCGGCGAGCAGTTAATTGATGGATTGTCCGTTGGAGTGGACGTAAACAAGTCTACACAGAAAAAAGATTATTTATATGTAACAAGTGCAACCCTTAAAGAGGTAAGCCTTGTTGAAAGCCCAGCGTTTAGCGCT